GATTTCCTTAATCTCCAAGTATTCGGCGCGCAGATGTTCTAAATTCTGTGAATGCTGGTTTATGTTTAGGATTTTCTAGATCAAATAACTTTTTAACCGTTTTAAAAATTTCAAGATTTTCTTCTTGATTACGAGATGATTCATACATCTCCCAACCTTTACCTTGAATTTTACCTTCTTTAGGACCACGTTTATTTGATTTTAACCATAAAACACCGTAACGATCTGGAGTATGTCCAAAACATTCCTCGTAACACTTACCATAAACCGCAGTTTGAAGGTCATATGTTGTTTGAAGATGGTTAGATGTTTTAAAATCAATAATCCAAAGTTCACCATCGATTTTACAAAGCATATCACAAGTACCTGCTACTTTAAGTTCATCTGAGAATAGATGTACTTCAGTCTCAACTAATTCAGGTTGATATTCTTCCCAAAAATCAACAAATCTTAGGAACATTTGCCAAACGAGTGTATCGTATTGTGGGTGACCTGATTTAGATAAGAAGTTTAATTCTTTACCATTTAGATAATCTTCGATCATCTCGTGGGTTTCAGTACCTTGATCTGCTGCTTTACGTACGATGTGCTCGGAAGCATAACCTACTTTTTTCAACCAATCTTCAAAGAATTTACCTTTTGGATAAGCTCCTAGAACATAGGTGATAGATGGATAAAATTCGCCATTACGTTGATAATAACGAGAATCGGGCATAGTAATTTGTTTAGCATCCTCAGATACTTCCAAAATACGCTTGTAAGAATTCTTTAGAACTTTCTTACTCATACAAATTGTAGTTTTTTAGCCATTAAACCATATTGATCTAATGGGGTTGTTTTTTGGATAAGATTAGTAATAGCTTTGAATCCCATTTCTGATGGGTCTTTGTCTTCTAGATCTACTAAATATATTTCCTTACCTTCATCCATTAACTGTTCACAAAACTTAACGGCATCTTGTTGCGCGTCCTTATCTAAAGCTATATATATTTTTTGCACCTGTGAGGTAACAATTTTTTTCATTAATTCTCTCTGAATGTGTTTACCTAATAATGGTATAGCATTTCGCTTTACAGCCAACGCATCAAACATACCTTCAACTAATACTAGTGGAGATGACCAATTAATAAACAATTCAAATGGAACTGTATCTTTACTCATTGGTGGGTTTTTATATTTAACAGGGCTGTGCTCATTGAAATTACGAGCCACAAAATAATTTAGGGAACCTTCGTGGGAATACGACGGTATTATAATCATTTTATCATAGACACCGCCATCGCAATAACCAATATTGTAGCGCAGTATATCCGCTTTACTTACGTTACGACGTTTTAAATAAGCTAAAGCTTGTCTACCAGTCATATCACCTTTTGATATATCAGTAAAGGCTTTAAATTCTTTAGGTAATTTAATTGCTTCAACTGGTTTGATATTATCTCTATAATCTTTATAAGAGACATGCTTTTTAATTTCAGCAATTTTATCGTCTGGTGCTTTAGCTTGTTTTAATAGGGTAACTAGGTTTGTGCCTTTCTTATTACATACCCAACAATGCCAAGGATTTTTTTGTCCATCAGTAAAGTTAACCTCTAATTTTGGTTTAGAGTGATGACAAAACGGACAGTGGTAGGCTTGATTACCTCTAGCTGTAGCTTTACCCGCTCCTAGAACGGAGTTAACTATGTTTACTAATAAATGATTTACCATATAAGGGTGAATATACAACCCTATTTTTGCGACTCAAAGTCTTTTGTGAAGAACTTACCTAAAATATTATCGTTGAAGAATAGATGTGGGTTTTCTAATACCTCATAGATAAATTGTGCTTTTGTTTCCTCGTAAGTTAATAACTTTTTTGAGGTAGCCAAAGTTAAGATTTCACGTTTGAAATTCTCTATTGGTTCATTCTCTAACAGATTAGTTAAAATTTTATTTGAACCCCAATAGGTTTGCCAATCGCTTTCTTTTACTACTTGTTTGTATGATGGTTTTCTACCTTTAGTACCTTCATACAATGCTAAATCTTTTTTAGTTAATTTAGCTTTACGAGTAAATTTAACGAATTTTTTTCCTATATAGGCTTTACCACTTGGGATGTGGGTAATTCTATATACGAAACCGAATGTTGATGGGGGGAATGACTCCAAAGAAGTCATTTCTTCCCCTTTATATAACCAATTCATATATTATTTTCTAATTATTATAAGGAATCTTTACTTAACCTGAAATGAATTTTACTGAGCAATAGTTACCTTTTATAGAAGTACTCCCACCACCACCAACAGATAAGGATTGTGCAGTTGCCCCAAGGTCAACACTAGTTGCAACGCTAACATAAAAATAATTCTCGCCAATATCTATATTATCTTGAGAAACATAAAAAGTAGTAGAGACTTTTCTTGCAATAGTACTATCTGCAATATAACTTCCCATTCCTATAGTCTCTATAAAGGTTGGGTTTGGAGGTGTTACCAAACTACCTCTGTTAAAGATAAGTTGGCTACTTTGATTTTGACCAACTAAATTACCTACGGTTTTTAATTGGAGGTCAAATTCATAAAGACCTGGTAGTAGGATTTTGAAGTAGGTAGTAGAGTTATTAGGATCATACTCAAAATAGTTATTAGCACCAAGTGCAAACCATTGTGTATTATCTTTATAATTATTACTTCCATCCTTCCAAGTTATATTTAGACTACTATTAGATGGGACCGTTTGTGATCCTCCTGAACCACTTTCTTCATCTTTTCTAAGATAGAGTTGAGGAGTAGGTTCGGAACTAATAATAATTTTGTCGTTTGTTGGGTCTGTTGAACCTGAAACTCCATTTGCAAAATCGAAAATAAGTTGGTCGTTAACAGCATCTGCTAATACAAATGTAGAAGGTGCTTGTATTACTCCATTATTAGCAACTGAAGCTGTATTGAATAAATCTTGGGAACCTCCTCCACCAGTAATTGTTACTGTTACATTATCTGCTGTGGGTTCTGTAATAGTAGCACCTACAAAATTAATAGATTCTACATCTGTTGTAATTGAAGAACCATTATCTAAAATTTCAATTGCTTGACCCGTACCTGAAGAGCCTGATGTACCAGAAGAGCCTGATGAGCCTGAAGTACCAGCATCACCTGCAACACCACTTGAACCTGAAGTACCGCTTGAACCTGAAGAGCCTGAAGTACCAGCATCACCTGCAACACCACTTGAACCTGAAGTACCGCTTGAGCCTGAAGAGCCTGAAGTACCAGCATCACCTGATGAACCAGATGTACCTGATGAACCTGAAGAACCTGAAGTTCCTGAGCTGCCTGAAGAGCCTGAAGTACCTGCTCCACCACCTGTAGAACTTACTACATAAGGATCTATAGTAGTACCTGTACCAGTAACTGTAACATTACTACCTGCTGTTGTGACACCTCCTATACCTGATGAACCAGAGGTACCTGAAGAGCCTGAGCTACCCGAAGTACCTGCAGCACCTGAAGAACCTGAAGAACCTGAAGTACCTGATGAACCTGAGGACCCAGATGTACCTGCATCACCTGCAATACCTGAAGAACCAGATGTACCGCTAGAGCCTGATGAACCTGAAGTACCTGCATTACCTGAAGAACCTGAAGTACCTGATGAACCTGAGCTACCTGAAGTACCTGATGAACCTGAGCTACCTGAAGTACCTGAGCCCCCACCACCACCTCCATAAGAGCCAGTAATAAAATATTCACCAGTAGCATTATTTCTTACTACTACATTTGAAAGAACACCAGCAGCATCTTGAGCACTTTCATGATATATAGAACCGGTAACGGTTAAACTACCATCAATATCAATATCATAACTTCCTGTACCAGTGAAAGCATTTACTGATTGTGATACATGCCATGCATTTATAGTATATCCTTGATTTATTTCATCCGTAGTTGGAATAAATATATTTTCTAGTCTTTTGGTTCCTTTTCCCATTGTAATTATCTATCTATGTTTATAAATATAGTAGTATCTGTTGTTCTTGATACTGGGAGTGGTTGGGATAATTTTCCAACTGCAAGTAAATTTTGATTATCATCATATAACCCTACTGTACTAACATAGGGTGAAAAGAAAGAACCTGTTACAAAATCATAAACCGTACCATCTGTAGAACCTGAAATAATAGAAGGGTTTAGACTAAAATTAAATTCAAATTCGTTTATAGTAGCTTTGTATTGTGTTTCGTAAATATCAAACGAACTAGAGAATGAGCAAGTAACGTTAGTAGCATTGATAATATCATCAACTGTTAAACTTCCACCACCATATATATTAACTCCATATTGTGAAATACCATATCCTTCATCGGGGGGTGTTTCGTTAGGGGAACATTTTGTAAAAGTTACTATACCATGAGTATAAATTATATTACCTAAATATTGACCACTATCAATATAAACTAAATTACCGTTTCCATCATCCTTAATGGCATAATCTATATTATCTGTTGGATCAGTTAATGTAAATTTAAATGAATTGGGTTGGATATAATCACCCCATAAACGAGAAGGTATAGAAAGAATTGCTATACTTGAATTTGAGGCAGTAGGGAAATATCTTATAACATCATCTGTACTCTGTAAATAATTCTCATACCTACCTGAAGAATCAGGATTACCTACAAATACATCACCTTCCATATTTTCCCCAGGAAATAAACTTTGTGTTTGTACAGGGGATCCATATGAAGAAGTTATAAAATTTGAATAATATAATTCTTTAACTGAATTGTATAATAACTCTGGATCTTGAAGACCTACAAATGTATTACCTGTTGGAGTATTTGAACCAGAGATAAAAGGAGAAGATTGAATATTTTTACCTTTAAATCTAGCTATTTGAACATCAGAATTATTAAATTCAGAAGCAGGAAAGGAGAACCCCTTATTTACTTTAAAGGGTTCTACTATTAAATCCTGTGATAAAAATTGTTTGAATGCACTCATTCATTTATTTTAAAAGTCTAATTTAACTCTAACAAGAGCTTCTTTTGTAAAATCTTTTTCTAATGGTTTCGATAACTTAGCTACTGCTAATAACTCATTAGTATCATTATACAAACCTACAGTTGTAATATATGTTGTAGGAGCATTAATAAATGAAGGATATAATACCTCACCTGTTGAACCCGAAATAAATGATGGGTTTTCTGAGTAATTAAATTGAGAACTTCTAGGTCTTACAAATACAAAGTCTGAAGTAATTGTTTCTTCTGAATTTGCTGTAAATGATGAAGCGTTTGAATGAGTAATTGCTGTAAATATTGTATTTAGGTTTGGGCTATCTGTAGCTACTAATGCTGAAGTTAAAGTAGCATCTAAACCAATACCACCATCAGCTTCATCATTAGATAATGCTCTTGGATTTAAAATATAAGTAGCAATATCTGGTAAGAATAAACCATATGAACCTGAATCAATACTATATCCATTCGATTCTAGTGTAGTAAATACTGTACCTGCTGAACCGGACACTAATTGGAATACTCTACCTGCATCATTAAATACTACTGAGGAGGCTACTTGACTATTATCAGTTAATGAGACAACACCATCTGGACCTCTTAATAATAAAGTTGTTGAACCTGGGAATATAGATTCTTTGTATCTACTTCTTTCCATTGATACAGCCCAAAAATCTGATGATGTAATACTACCAAAAGTAAAATCTGCATTTTCATCGCCTAATACTAAGGTACGATATTGGCCATAAACTGTTGAAGATGGTGATTTACCGTCTACATATAAATTATAAGCGGCACTACCACTTCCTAATTCGTTACCATAAGTAACTGCAAATTCTAAAGATGAAGTTGCGGCATTTGAAAATACGTTTAAGTAGTAATCTCCTGAATTGCTTGTTCTTTGAGTTGATGAAGTAAAAAATGTAGTAATAGTTGGGATTTGGCTATCGGTAAATATACCAGCTGTAATACTATCAGCTGATACTACAAAATCGTCTGCTTCTAATCTATTAAATGACATAATTAGGATACTTTAGTTATAGTGATGGGGACTTGTAATCTTGCTCCACTATCTCTACCTACAATTGTCATTGTAGCGTATAATGCAGTATTACTACCAAATAATGTATTTACTGTAGTTGCTCTAAGGTTAATTGTTGTACCTACTACTGTTGCAGATACATTAGTACCTAATGTTGTAGTTGAATTAACATTTAAAGCATTTGTTTGAGCTGAATCTATACCAACACCTTCAAAAGTAGATAATAATCTAACATCTGAGATAGTAGCTGTATAACCACTAGCTTCGTTTTGATTACCACCTAAATAATTTAGTGTTTGTGGGGTAATTGCTAATGAAGCACCTTGTTTAATTACAATATTAGTATAACCTACATCTAAGATTGGCATCTTAGCAGTACCACGTGGTAAAGTAGTAAGTTTATACTTCATGATTTGTGTTTCATCAGGAAAAGCTTCTAGTAAAGGCATATTTTCAATTGCCTGACCATAGTAAGCTGAACCTGATGGGTGTGTTGGATTATATAATGTATAATCAATTTCATCATCAGCTAATGCAAATTGTGTGATACGGAATGTACCATCATTTTTAGCAAGTAACTCTCTACCCTTTGTTGTAAGGATAGCATCTACAGTTACTACCGAATTATTTAAATATCCCATTGTTTAATACGTATTTAGTTATAAATATATGTTATTTTTGAGTTTATGCCAAATTATAGTTTAAATTAAATTGTCTCTTGTAAGTTCTTTAAGAATATTATCTACTTTTTCTTCTGTTGCTCCATAAAAATATTCAGGTGTTAAAACTCCAGTTGAAGTACCTCCTGCTGGTTTATCTACTTCTAATATTAGGTATGAAGGGTCTGTTACATATCTTCTAACTAGAAACCAATTCATGTCAGCATTAGTTAAATTAATCTGTCTATCTACAGTAAATACTATAGCTCCTGGAGTTGATATAGCATTATCTACACTTGTAATAGTATAGGTTTGTGTTTCTGTTCCTTGGAATCTAATTTGATCTCCTACTTGAAGGACAAAATCAAATGTAATAGGGCTAAATCCACTACCACTAATATCTTTTTGTTTTTGACCATATACAGGAGTAAGGAGATTAGTTCTAAATTTTTGTGCTCCAGGTGTTCCTATATTTCCTAATTTTGTCCAATAATTTTGACCTACTGTTACATCAGGTCCTACTGAACCAATAGCTGGTGGTGGTGTTTGAGATACTCTTAAATAAGAATTAGTATTAATACTCACAAATTGACCCATCCCACCTGTTGTAGCTGAGGTAATTTGGAGTCTGTAATCATCATGTATTGATGAATTTGCATCAGTATAAGTTATAGTTATATTATTTACTACACCTGGTTCTAATACATTTCCTATATTTGGGCTTACATTAACCCACCCCGCGCCACTTGAATTCTTCTGAATAAAGAAGGTTGCTGTAGCACCGTTAGTTACTTGAATACTATCTTCTAGATATGCTTCAAATGTTAAAGTAGAGGGTGGTGTACTTCCTGAAGGGGAAGTTGTTTGGGTGGAATATACATTAGAGGTAAAAGTAGCTAAACTACCTTGTAAAGTAGGGGAGGAAAACGAAACAGTACCTGGGTTTTGAATTATTGCTGATTGGGCAAAAGCTCTTAATCTGTAATCTCCTAAAGCTGATTCTTGTTGATCACCTTGTACAAATTCTAAAGAACCTGTAAATAAATCTGGTCCTGTATTAGGACCTATACTTGAGGTTTGGGAATATATAATAGGTTTTGGGATTTGACCACTTTTAAATATTTTATGTTTACCCTCTAAGTTTGAAAAATTAGAAGTAGTCCCTTCTTTATCATTAAAACTTAAAATAGCATTTGAATCTTGTTCAAAATTTTGCTGTACGATACTAAGATTAATACCATCAGAATCATTAATAGGTTCAATTACGTTTCCATCTTCACCTATATAATATCTAACGTTTACAGCACTTCTATCTTCTAATTCATTACCCCATTCAGGAGAGGTACCACCTACCCAGTTAAAGAATGCAAAATAATATCCTTCACTTTGTACTACAGGCAATTGACCAAAACCACCTTCTACAGCCAATTCGTTGAAATCTGGGGCTGTTGATTTAGCTCCTAGATAATTACGTCTTAAAATAGGAGTTGAATAGTAATTGTAATCTTGTATAAATGCTTTAGGTAAATCACCATCTTGTTGGGATGCTGATATTATTGCTTCTTGGTTTACTGCTTGTATAGCATTAGTAGAATAATCTAAATCCCAGAAAATGTTACTTTGTCTTGGAATTAAAGCATTATTAATAACAGCATTAAAATCAGAATATGCTAAATTAGGAATATTAGCATAAGGATCTAATACAACTAAAGATGAATTAACTGTACCAGAACTGAATACATCACCCGTTGGAACATTATTAGCAATTGGGTAAGAACCATCTACTAGGTCAATTTTAAATTTCCCATTCCCTAAAGCAGTAACGCTTTTAATAATCCCTGTATTTGTTATAGTAGCCATAATAAATTATCTTTACGGTTGGGTTATTGTAAAATTAAGATCAAAAGTGATTTTATCTCCGGGTTTTAAATTACGGATGGCTGAGTCTGAATTAGTCCCATTTAAATCTTCTTCATTAATATATATTTCAGTAACATAATAATCTTTACTACTACCTATTTCATTATAATCAAATTCCCAAATTAATTCACCAACTGCTGGATTTTCAGCATTAGAACCTGAGGTTTTATAATTTATAACTACTGTGTTTTCTTTTAATAGTGTATTATTTGGGTTTAAACTTTGAGTAGTTGCTATTAAATCTGAACCACTAAATTCGCCATTTATAAATTCACGAGCATCATCTTGTGTGAAATTTTCAAATCCAAAAGGTGTTACATTAGCACCATTCCAACTTTGAGTTACGTTAACCGCACCTGGGTATGTAAGTTCTGTATAATTTGTGTCTTCTACAAATACAGGTAATGTTCCACCTTGTGAGCCTGTAGTAGTTACAATAGGGAATGAGTCATAATCACCAGAAGCAGTATAAATTCTTTGATCATCTAATAACCCAGCAATTTGACCTATACTGCCTGTATAGTAAGGTTCAGAATATGAAGCAGATGGTTCTGGGTATTTTT